CTTTAGTCTGAGTCTGAGACTGTCAAAGCAGTACCATCAGCAATATCGACAACTGAGCCAGTATTGGACAGAACTACAGAGATGCCCATTGTAGGTGCATCAGAGTCATAGACAAAAACAACGTCACCAACATTCATCATGGTTGCGGCGCTATTAAAGTAACCAGATACACGAACTGCTGTTAGCGCATCTGTTGAGGTGTAGAACCACAGATTGTGACCGCCACCAGTAGCCATATTAGTCAGGCCTGAAGCTGAATAAGCCATTATCTACCCCTCTTAATTATTATCAAGGACTTCATAGACGCCGTTATCATCGATAACAGTTGCGCCCATGGACATCATTGAAGTTGCGAGATGTGACGCTTTCTGCGGCACATAGTTGATTTCTGTTGACACATCAGCATTGATGCCAAGGCCAATAGAAGATGTGTGATAAGCCATGTTCTTACCCGCAGTGATGGCTGACGTTGAGAAAATCTTGAAGCCAAGAAACTCTTTCATTGTCATGCCGCCAGCGTAAGGTAAGTTCTGCTCACCAACAAAGTCAGACGATGCGAACTCTGTAATGTTAAACAAGTCGGCATATCCTTTTGGATGCATAGCCAAATAACGGCTTCCATCTTCTGGGATGTTTGCTGAACCGAATGTTTCAAACAATGACAGCAGGTCAGCTTTCTCAAGTGCAGAAGAAGCGTCGTGAATCTGCGTTGAGTTAGCACCAGCATCCATTGCTGTGTACAGGATTTCATCAGTCTTACGACCAAGTGCCGCCGCCGCAGATTGTGCTACAGCTTGACGCTCATCGATGTTTGTTTTGATTTCATCCAGCTTGTCAATATATTCAGCCGCATAGAAATCAGACATGGTAGCTTCCACTTGTGTGTGGGTTAGTTCCATGCCAGTGATATCGCCACTGCGAGATTTAGTTGAAGCAGAGCCAGTACCGATTTTCTGAAAGCGAACAACGCTACCACGGACATTACCAACAGTGCGCACTGTATTGCGGAGCTTAGACCCCATGCGCTGATAAGCCATGTGAACTTCAGTCTCAAACTGCTTAATGAAGGCTACATCAATTGTATTTGCCATTATCATCAGTCCTTTAAGAAGAGTTACATTTCAACACAGTTGTCCGTTTCGCTTCCTCACTCAGTTATCCAGATGGGCTGTCAGATAGAAACAGGCTGTTACAGTTCAAATGTCACTTCTAAAGATTTTGCACAACGCACAAAACGGTAGCATTGATACCCATTTACGCTGACTGGTTCTGATGAGAACTGGAAGCCTAGCCAATCTAGCCAGCGTATTGTTCTCTCATGGTCTACAGGCACTACATTCTCAACATAGTCGTAAGAATCCACCATGTAGTCGCACATCTTTTTAGATGCACTTAGAAACTTTCTTGGCTGCTGTTCAATTACATATGAGGCCAGCATCCATATAGAGCCGCCATATATCTCTTTGGTGTCATCAAACGGAGATACGCCAAACATACAAGCAGGCTCATCTTTATAAAGCCCTGTGTAAATCATTGCGTTTTTTTGCTTAAAGGGTATATGCAACGCCCGCCAAGGCGTTGCACCATATACCATGCACTCGCGTACATCAGATTGTCGTAGATAGTTTTGTAAGTAGCCAGCATGTTCTATTGTTGATTTGACTATCTTTACATCACCATCATGATGAAATGCCTCACTTGTAGAGTTGGGAAAATCCTTCTTGGACTTTTTTAACATAGCCTGCATCTCTCTTAGCTGGGTTCCAGTAGCGTTCATCATTCATCATTGTTGCTAATGCATCTTGATTGTTGCCTGTCACTGGCGCTGTATTAGCACCAACTGAAGCAGAACCTAGCTTAGACATAATGAATTCCAGAGCTTCAATGCCTTTTGATGTTTGCCCTATTTGCAAAACAGCATCAGACATTTCATCTGGAAAGAACTTGTTGGCCCATAAATCAACAGCCTCAATACGAGCATCAGCATTATCGCCAAGGTTCGTTTTCTCTGCTTCCAAATCAGGCTGTGTAGATGAAATGAATTCAGCATATCTTCCTATGCCATCTTCAAACTCATCTTGGCTGTAACCATTTTCAAAAGAGTGGTCAGCCCACCATTTGAATAATGGATTCTCTATAGCTGTTTCAGCCTCTATTGATTCTGGAATTTGATAATCACCAACAGTAGCAGGTCTATTCTCAAGAGCACTTGTCTCTAGCTCCTGCATAATCTGACCTCTTAATTCTTCATCACCTTTGCCGAGTTTGGCTTCTAATGATGAGTAAGAAGAGGCTAAATCTTCTGGTGTATTAAACTTCTCTGGCAACCATTCTGGTCTGGCAGGTGCTTCAGGAGCTTCAGTTGCTACCTCGACATTATCTGCTTCATCCATGCTTTACTACCTTTTCTGATTGTTTTGATCTTCTCTCAATCAGCCCTACTAAATAACGCTGTCCTTCTAAATGACGAAGTTCAGCATCAGATACGTTCGGCCCAGTAACTGCTTCAATGGTTATCGAACGTAAATACTTTAATACTTGTTTGCCGTTAGGTGTTTTAAACAGAGCGTTTATATCTTTTGATATTTGTTGGTCTGCTTCTTTATTGCGTGGGTATCCATCAAGACCTAAATTCATCGACATCAGGCACTTCACCTCTTTGTTGTGCTTGTTGATATTGTTGCGCCGCCATAGCTATCTGCTCTCGCTCAACGCCATCACGAACCAGTGAATCAGGCACACCAAACTTCTTAGCAAGGTAGACAGCAACATCTTCGGATTTAATTAAAAGGTTTAAAATCTCTGGCCCGAACGTGCCGCCTACCATTTGTAAATAGCGGGCAACAGACGAGATGTCCTGATTAGCTTGTGCTTGTGCAAGCGGAGAGATAGAGCGAACCTTTACCTCTCTGCCATTTAACACAGGCACATCAATGCGGCCCTGCTTCTTTAAGATATAAACAACACGCTGTAGAATGGGCTGTACCATCTCAGCCTGCAATCTGCCAAAGGCAGACCCAATACGTCTTGATAAGTCAGCCATACGTTCTGCAACTTCTGTGGCAGTAGCAGGGGTTTTATTTGGGTCGCCTAACATATCATTGTATAATGCGCGTTTGATATTGTTACGCATATCACCAAGCACAAGGTTAGCAACATTGAAGTCACCTGCCGCCTTAATAGGTTGCAAGCCCATAGAACCCATAGCTTTTGGAATGATGGTGCCAGGCACGAGGTTTATTGTATCGGTGTTCATAACACCGTCATCGTCCATCTGATAGATACCTGAGATAGCCATCTGTGCGTTCTCTAACACCAACTCAATTGTAAGGTTGGTAGTCTTAATTGCGCTCAATGCGTTGACTAGAGGGCCACGTCCATAGACTTCGCCACTGGCTTTAGACCAGCGGAAACATACAAATGGATTAGAGCCAGAGCCTACAAACTGCTCATAGAAAATGACTTCTTCATTCTCTCTATCAACAACATAATAATCATAGCGCTCTTCATTTCTCTTTTCGTAATTCTTGCAGACTACTTCGAGAATAGAGCACTCAGCTTGCGGCTGAGTTTCAATAGCTCTTGCAAGACGGGCTGATATATTGGCTCGCTCAAATGCAATAGGTATGTCAATGTTTTTGAGCTTACGCTCTCTAAATACATGGTCAATTTTATCATCTGGACCTGTGTCAAGTACGACAGTCGGAAGCGGTATCGCGTTAAAGCGAACCGGATTGACAGCATCGCCTTCTTCAACAAGCAAGACACCTGTTCCAACAGCCAAGTCCATAAATGATTCATGCACTTCTTGCCCGAAATTAGAAGATTGTAGAACTTCAAATACATATTCTGTGACTTCATCCAGTTGATTATTAACTTGGTCACGCTGTTCTTCTGGCACTTCAGAGCCAGCAACAAGGTCTGCCCATCTTGCAAAATTAGGAACAAGACCTGATTGAAGGCGTGATGCAAACTCTTGCACCCCGACCACAGCAGTTTCATCAAAGATTTTGTCATCTCTGCGCTGACCATTGGCTTCATAATAAAAGCCTTGCCGCATAGGGAGCGCATACTCATAGCACTCATCAAACAAAGACTCGAAGGAGGTGCGCTTTGCTTTTGCACGCTCAAACTTTTCGAGCATCATTTTAGATTGAGACATTATAAAGTCTCGTCAAAATAACCTATGCCGCCCTTACCGCCAGACAGCAAGGATTGAGCGCCGCTTCCTTTGCGTTGCTTCTTTACATTTGCCGCAAGAGTTTTTTCACGCGCATCTTCTTGGTCGCGTTTTTCTTTAAGCTCTGCTGCTTCGCGCTCATCTTTTTCACGTTGCTTTGCGGCCTCCTGTTCAGCCTTCTCTTCGGCTGTTAAAGGTGGCGGGCCTGCTGGTCTGCTGGACGACATGCACATATAAAACTCCTAACTGTCTCCTGCTTATAAGAGCATGCATAGATGCTCCACAACGCACAAAACTACATGCGTGACCATAAACCTTGCCGCCTTTGTTTAGGCTTGCGGGTAAAGACATCAAAGTTAGTGCTGGCTTGAAATGGTCTTGGTGCATGTTGTTGATTACTGAGGATGGCCCTACCTTCACCAGCACCCAGCATTAAATACTGAACAGCATCATGAATGTGAGAGAAATGGTTCTTATCTGGCTTATCATCATAACGCTCACCTGAGACTTGCATACGGCGATACTGATACCCACCCTCAAATCCTTTGATGATTGTGCGGCATCTCATATCAATCAATACACCAGACTGCCCATCAACCATGCGGCTGAGAGGAGCAGATACAGATTCCAACCTCAATGACACATCATTGGATGGGGCAGGGCGCGCACTAAGGCCAGCCCCCCGCAATATCTGAAACGGTGTTGTCTCATCTGTCTGAGCGCGGAAGTCGCCTGCGGGGTCGCCAAAGATAATAACTTCATTGGTTGAATAGCGTGAGGCTAGTTCTTGCCGTAACAACTCTGCAAACCTGACGATACCCATATCAAAAGCAACAATCTCTTGCAGTATAAGCCAGCGTCCACGCACCTTCTGCGCTATAACGCCAGCAGGAGTAAGACCAAAATCAAGCCCAACATATACAGGTACGCCTGCCGCCACTGGTATTTCTTCTTTGGATACGTGCATGTCAGTGACAAAATTGCCATAAACGGGTTTGCCATCCTTAATACTCCCAAGGCGGTTCATCACATATACATCTATCCAACTCTTCGTCTTGCCTTGTACGATATTCGGATAATAATCTTTTCGCATATTTAGCGAGTTTTCTGCGCTCTCGTTTGGAACATATCCTTCTATATTGCCGTCTTCGTTCTTCGTTTCTTTCATGCCCTGCGGTTGTGTGAAGAACAGCCAGTTGTTTGGCTTGACTAACATTTTTGCTTCTTCTTTTGGAATATGGTCTGGCACTGGTATCTCGCCTGACATTATGGGCCACCAATGGTCTTCTTCTGGTGCGTTCGTATCTGCTATTACTCCTGTCCAAGTACAGCCCCCATCTTTCATAGAGGGGAAACGCCCCACACGCATAGTACAGGCATCAATAATAGACTTGGGTATTTCTCTGGCTTCGTTAATCCATATGCCAGTGAGTTCTAATGACAGCAGTTTCTTCACATCTTCTGGCCTATCAAGAGCAAGGAAGATAACTTCGATGTCTAAGTCAGCGCGTTTGATGTGATGCGTGTAAGGCACAGACCATAAGAACTTGCCCCACTCTTCTTCTGGAAACCAATCAAGCCATGTCTTTATTGTGGTTGTGCGTAGCTGTGGGTTGGTGTTTCTAATAACAGCCCAGCGAGATTTACGAACACCGCTCTCTGTTTTCTTCTGCTGTAAGGCGCGTCTAAACAATTCAACACAGCAACATACAGACTTGCCCGACCCAACAGGGCCGCGCAATCCACGGAAGAACACATCGCTTTTCATAAAGTCTTTTAAGACCTGACCATCAGGTTTGTATTTAAAGCTGGTCAACTTTGTTATCTTTCCCGAACTTAATCATCCGCTCAACAACCTCAGGGCCAATAACAGATATAACTTTGTCTGCTTCACGGTCTGTCTGGAATCGTTCTGGGTGGTAAGCGAGGTGAACTTTCTTAACAATGGTGCGCAACATAGCGCGCTCATCTTTATTAATGGTGTGTAGGAATGTCATCTTTACAACCACCTCTTCTTCAGTGCTAACCAATATGCAAATGCACAGAACAAACAAATGAAGGCAACGCACAAAGAGGCAATGCCGATTGTTTCTATTATGTTTGCGCGCCTGCGCTTGGCTCGCTCTTGTGCTTTCTGGCGGGCAACGCGGGCTTGCCCTTGGAACTTGACCCAATCATTCCAGATGCCCGCGCGCCCATACAGATTCATATAAGAACGTAGCTCATCTTCTTTGCGCTTTACTTCGTCTAACGCCAGAAACTCTTGAAGATCATCACCAAAAGGTGAGGACTTCTTTTTTCTATGACGAGATTCGAGACTGTCTTTTGCAGATACAAAGTCACCAATAGCGCCTCCTGCCTTTGCTAAGTCAGAGCCATTCGCAACCGTTTGCTTTATGATTGCGAACGCCGCATTGATTGCGGCAAGCTCTGCTAACATGACTTAGTACCCTCTTGAGAACTTCCCTTTGGCGGGCTGTGATGCGGCTGGCTTCTTAGCGGCGGCTTTCTTAGCGGCGGCCTTGCCTTTGGCTGTATATGGAAACTTCTTCTTACCTACTTGCGGCATAACATTATCCTTTCAAAAGTGAACGTGCGCCACGCCCACCACGGCGAGACTTATTTTTTCTTGAAAGAAGGGTTGGTTGTTTAGGTGCTTCCTTCTTACGGCGAACAATCTTTTCTTTATCTTTTGAAACAGGCTTTGAAACGGGCTCGGCTGCTTTTTTCTTTTTCTGCTGTGCTTTGTAAGCAGGGCTTGCCATTATCATTCTTTTGATAAAGTCTTTCTTAGATATGTTTTCTTCAGCCATTACTTCTTCCTCTTCTTGGCGGCTTGATAACGGGCAAGCAATCGTCTGCCCTTGGCTACAGCAGAGGATTTATCACCAGAGTGACCCCATGCTATTAATGATTTCTTCAGTCTGGTAGGTCTGCCCTTCTCGTCCTTTAGAGGGCCGTTGGTTGACCCCATGCGAACAAGGAAGCTCCCCTTGCGGCGTAGCTTCTGCGGTGTATCTGCCCCGCCCTTGACTGGTGCTTTGAGATTGCCCTTCTTGCCAGACTTGGTGCGGTATGATGCGCGCCCTTTGGCGTTCAACCCGCCCGCCGCGTTCTTTCCTGCCTTGCGTGTCCATGCTGGTGTCTTACTCATCGCCATCTAACAAAGCGCGTTGCGCCTCGTTCATCCTGCCTTCTTCATCATTGCCATCCATAGGGAAGGGCTTGAAGTCACCCACCCTTAAATTGCGCTCTGTGCCAAGGTCTGTAAGGTTGGCTAAATCAACATTGTCGTTAAGGGTGCCAGCTTGTGCGGTGCTTATAAAGGCATCAAAGATAGACTTACGCTTGGTAGTCATCGGCCCTTCAAAGACAAATGAAGTCGCGTTCTCTGGAATATCATTGTCATAGTCAGTGGCTATAACTTCTGGCTCATTGGGAATTGCTATGCGTACACGCAATGCATCATCAGCCGCTGTATTGTTTGCACCCTCTGGCATAATATAGCCGCCCATTGTTCTTGCGGCAGGGTACAGACCTTCATTTACTAATTGCTTAGTTGCTGTTGCGGCAGTCTTTATAAGCCCACCATCAACAGTAGGCTGAAAATCATAGACATCAGTAACAACGTACTTACCGTCTTGTTTGCTTAATGCGAATTCACCTAATGAAGTGCGGATTGTTTCGCCTATAGTTTCGATGCTGTATCTATCATCTTTTTCAAAGATAGATTCCCCACCAAGAACTCTCATCACATCGTCATAATCAATGCCAACTGTCTGCCCTTCTTTAAGGTCAGGGTGCATTGTAGTGGCAACCATGCGTAATGCTTCTAAGAACTCACCAGAAACCTCATTCTCGGTTATACTATCCGATAACGGATTCATAAAATCTGGTAGCATAGAGTTTACAACACCACGCAAATAGAATGCGTAATGCTCTGGTACTATAGCTTCGTTGCTTTTGAATGTGTTATGTAGCTGGTCTAAGTTTGGCATGTTTGCAATATGCAAAGCATTGCCTAATTACCTCAACGCACAAATCGTGCTCTCAGCCATAAAAATATAAACAGCACTGTAATCAGTGGGTGGATAACTATAAACAACCAAACATTTATCTCTTGGTAAGTAGTGCCTGTCATTAGCGCGGCTTGCTTTAATAGCTCTACGCCAGTCCAGAAAATCCAATCAATCATATCGCTCTCCTATTGCATATATGCTACCGAACCTTTGTGGCAAAAATAAGAGTGATAGGCGGGTCGAGGGCATGGCAAGCTGGGTTTTTGGCCCCCACCCACCTACGATAAGTCGATGGAGACAGATATGTCGCCCGCATGCATGTGCATGTGTCGCTCCGGTGCCTTGAAGCCAGCCCTGTCCAAGATATCCTTGCTCGCTTCTAGTTGCACATACTCACTCTTGGCACCACGAGCTAACTGCACGAGCTTGGCGGCGGCTATCGTAGCACTCACGCCCATAGTCTCAGCCACTCTCTGCATCATGTATACCTGTACGTGCGCCAGCCGCAAACTCTTGCTGGCTGTCACTCTCCCGCTATCACCCGAAGCATAGCCAGCCAAGCGAGCGCCTTCTGTAATGCTACAACCATTTGCTACAAGCGCATCAACCAGCGCTCTCTGTTTGGCTGTCGGTTGCTTCGTTGCTATATCAGTCATCTATCCATACCTTTTCAAGAACCCCCCCTTGTGTTCCCCCCCTATATGTCATTCACGGAATCGCTGTGTCAACGCACAAAGGCAACGCTAACAGGACGGGGGCTACCTCATGCTCTTACCCTGTGCGTGTT